GCCCGGCAATCCGATCCTCGGTTCTCTTCAGAATGCCGCCGAGCTTGCCGCTATATTGCTGGCCGATGGTGGTCGGAATCCCCGCTTCATTGACAGCGGCGACATACGGGTCCTTGGCTGCGCTCCCGATGCCCTTCGCAGTCGCAGCGAGGCCCTGCCCGACGATGTTCCCGGCCAATGCTGCCGCCGCACCCTCTCCCGCTCCCTTGAGACGGTCCATTGCCGTCGCCGGCTGGCCTTCGGCGTTCGTGTCGGTCGTGACAGCTCCCGCCGTACCGCCGTACAGCGCATCCGCGAGCAGAGGACGAACGACCGGCGTTACGCCAGCCTTGGCTAACCCCGCCTCAAGTCCCAAAGCGGTTCCGGCACCACCCGCCACCGTTCCGGCAAGGGCCGACTTCGGATGCGCGGCTTCCGACGCTTGAATGGCCGCCTGCACTTCGTTCGGATCGGCCCCGGCCAGTCCTGCGATCTTCGGGAGCGCAAACGCGGTTGAGGCATCGCCAGCGGAGGTCAGGGCTGCGCCAACGTCGCTTCCCATAATATTTTGGCCGATTGAGTTGGGGACTTGGCGATGCGCGAGATCGACAACGAAATCACCCTTGTAGCGCGGGTTTTCGCTCTGCCATTTCCTGATGCCGACAAGCTGCTGCGCAATGGCCGGAAGCCATGTCGGATCTTCCACGCCGAGACCGGAGAGGTAATGCAGGATATCCGCGTTCGGCGCGTGCGCCTTTATCATCGCGTTCACGACTTTGTTTGCTGGCTCGACGCGAGGGTTTACCTCCGTGTGTGAACCGCCCTTTTCGCCGATGAAGCCCGTGTCCTGCCCCTGCGGATTGGCTGGCGCATCCTCGATGATGACTTGCGGCGGCGCGCTTAGATGGCTCGTGCTCAGAGGCGGCGGGGAGGCAGAGGCAGACTGTTCCGTCTGGCCTTCGGCTGGATCGGCGGCCCATGGGGCGCCATATTCTTGCGCCTGTTCATTATGAAGTGATTCAGCGTAGGCGGTGGCGTGCTCTGGCGTGTCGAATATTCCCAGATGCTCCCCGGTTTGGTGATAGTGTTTGATTGCTTCGGCATTGCTGACGACCTTGCCGCCAACAACGGTCGGGATTAGCACCTCGCCTTGGTCTGTCCCGATAGAGATGGTCCGGACAGTGGAAATTGAGCCGTCCGGGTTATGGACAACTGGCCGATTGTGAATGTCAATGTTGCCAGCGGCACGCAAACCTGAGATATTCCCCAGCGAAGTTTCCTGGTCGGCAATGGGATCACTCTCCCACGGGGCGGCCATTAGCGCTTTGTCCTCTGCACGCCGTTGGGATCGATATAGAGCGCTCCCGAGGGAAGCTTGTTATACTCCTGAACCGAGCGAATGCGGACAGCGCCCGATGTGCCGCCGCCGCCAGCGAGTCCGGGGGCACGCGAGCCGAGCGATTTATATCCCTTGGCGATTTGGTTTCTGATCGCCGCCATGCGGTTAGCCATGTCAGCCTGCATCTGCTTGAACGCAGCTTCTTTTTGCTGGACGGAATAGTTTCCGCGCATCGTCTCCATTGCTTCGTGACGGGCGCTGTCTGAAAGCGTTCCCGCTCCAGACGGGCTTCCGGCAACGACCTTGGCATATTCGGTCGTGAACGTGGTCCACGCGCTGTCCATCGCGGCAATCGTCGGATCGCCCGTGTGGCGAAGGTAGGACTGCGTTACCGAGTTGATGACCGGAAAGCGTGTCTGTGCCGAAAGCTCTCTGGATCGATCGATGAACTGCTTGCCGTTGGCGAGCGCAGTCTGTTCGTTCTGCTCGATTGTCCCAGCCTGCTTTTCGAGGTTCTGGACGTTGGCAACATTGGCTTTGTAGTGCCCGACTTGGACGGCGAGGTCGTTGCCGGTGAGCCCTTCCGCACCCGCAAGCTGCGCCACCTTCTTGAGGATTAGCTGCCGGGCTGCGGCTGCAGCCTTGCCCATGCCGAGCGTCGGCATCTGGCCGCCCGCAAGCATCTGCTGCGCGTAGAACGTCGCCGTGTTGTCGTCGATCCCGCCGTCTGCATCTGCGGTGGAGGCACCCATCGCCACGACATTGGGCTGTCCCGTACCTGTCGCAATGGCCATATTGTCCGCATCGCGATTGGCCCACGCCTGAGCGTATTTCTGGCCGCTCGGCTTTTTCGCGAGGTTCTGGAAATAGCTCGACGCGATTTGCATGAACTTCTGCGGGTCGCCGCCCGAGTCCGAGAGCGCCTTCTTCGCGAACTTGGGATTGCGGATATACACGTCGAAATAAGGAGCCTGAAGGTTCGCCGGCAGAGCCTCGGCGCCGCTCGGCACCCAATAGCGGTCGTGGTAAATCTGGATCGCCTGATCCTTGGTCATGTTCTTGACATCGAGGTCAGGATTGGCGCCCTGGTTGATGCCGAAGTTGACCGGCTTGCCGTTCATGTCCTTGGGAGCATATCCGCCTTCGTGCTTTAGCACGCGAGCAACGGCATTTCCGAAGCCGCCTCCGCTCTCCTGCATCGCCTGACCATCGCCGCCAACCCGCACAATCGCCTTGTGCGTCTGCCCATCGGGTCCGGTAACGTCCAGCTCGCGATATTGCGGAGCGTCCGGGTCGCGGTAATCGACCTTGAACTGGCCGTTCTCGTAATGGCCGATCGCGCGGCCGACGATTTGGCCCTTGACCTCCCCGCCGCCGTTGACGCCCAATGTTTCGAGCATCGGGCCGATCTTGTCAGGTCCCGTCGCCTGGGCCAATGCGAAACCGGCAATCCCCTGTGCCTGCTTGATCTTCTGCGGATCACCGCTCTGGATCATGTCGATGAGGTTGTCCGTTACCTCCGTGCTCTCACCGCTCTTCGCCAGCGCGTCCTTGCGCTCCTTCAGCAATTGCAATGCGAGCTGCGGCTGTCCGTTTGCCAACGTCGCATAGACCTGTCCCGCCGCCTCGACGTTGCGGTTCTTCTGCCCTTCGGAATATTGATCCCATCCCTGCTTCAAGCTCTCGTGCATTTCGGGATATTTGAGCAGGAGATTCCGGTAACCATCCGGTGTCGGGTTATCGATGACCGATTGGGCATCTGTCTTGTACGCCTGAATCTCGGCGATCTTTTGCGCGGCTTGCTGCAATTGAACGCGCTGCTGCGCCTTCTGCATATCGACCTGTTGCTGCTGAATGCTCAGCTCGCGGTTCTTTTGCAGCGGGGCCATGAACTGGCCGAAATAGTCGAATGGCTCGTAAGCCATTTAGAAGCCCTTCAGGAATGAAGGCATTCCTGGCATTCCTGCAATGCTGCTAAGCAACTCCCCGACACCCTGCGCAACTTGGGTATAGCCCGCCGCTTTACCGAGGATACCGCCAGCCTTCGCTTGGCCGATATTGCCGAACAGTCCCGCAATGGCATTGGCCGCGTTGGCCCCGAACCCGCCGAGTTGGGCACCGGTATTCGCACCAGCGCCAGAAATGCCGCCGAGGTTGCCCATCTGCTGCTGGATGACTTGGGCAAGAAGGTCCGAACCGAAATTGGCAAGGCTGTGTTGCGTATTGCCGCCGCGAAGCCCCCCGGTTGCCGAAGCATTCTGGAGAATGGCTTCCGTGCCCTGCCTATATTCGGATTGAAACAGCGGAGAGTTCTGGAGACCGGTGATCGCCGATTGCTGCTTGTCAGCGCCATTTGTTCCGAGAAGGTCGAGCATCCCCCCGAGGGCCGACTGCCCAGCCGTAAGCCACGGCAAAAGATCGGCGCGGGTCGTGTCGTACTGGCGGCGCTCTTCATCGATGCCCTTGGTGAACATGTCCGCCTGGACATTTGCCGCCTTCTTGGAAGCGTGGGCTCCGAGCAGTCCGCCTACAATGTCGCTGATGAATGAGATCGCAGCCTCCGCCAGTCTGAGCGGAGCAACCCTAAGGTAATCACGGGGAGGAGGCGGTTATTCTGAATGCAGGCGTCGCGGCGCTCGCCCTCATATTGGAAGCCGAGCTTCTTGCCGAAATTGACTGCGCTTTTCAGCGATCCGATGGCGTGAGCTGTCGCCCGCGTCACCTTGGGATCAGCGAACACCTCATCCATGAACAGAGCGGCCAGTTTACGGCTGTGCGGCAATGCTTCCCTTAAGAGCGCAACGTGAACCTCGACCTCGATTTCAGTGAACTGGATATGGACGAACACGCCCAGAAGGCGGCCATCCACATAGGCTCCGAAATAGCTCACCAGCGGGTGATCGATGAACCCAGGCTCCCGCCCGTCGCGTGTGATCTTCGGCTTTATCCAGGGATCGCGAAGGATACGTTCGATTGCTGCGCGGTTTTCGATGCGGGCGATTGAAAGACGCTGTTCGCCTGAATGAGAAGCGAGCGGGTTTCGAGCGCGGCCCATGTCCCGAGGCTCAAGCTGAGCAGCACAAGAAGGCATTTCATCACGCAGACTACCCTCCTATTCGGCTCAGCCTCGTTAATTCTGACCGCTTGGCGCTGCATTTAATTTGCGTTAAGTTGAGTCCGTTTCACGTCCAATGCTCGGAAGGACGGCAATGGAGAGCCTGTGGCAATGGGCGGAGCGCAACTTTCTGAGCGTCGTGGTCTGGACGTATGGCCTCGGCTTCGTCCTCTTGATTGGACTGCTTCTCGTCTGATCCTGTGGGCGCTGCTCGCCGAGTTCACCGTCTCTACCGGCATCGCCCTGGCCTTCGGTTTCCGCGCCGCGTCCCCCGCACTGTTCCTGCCGCAGCTGTGGTGCATCCTCATGGTCGCCTGCGGTCCGCTGTTGCGGCGGATCGAGTTCAATCGGACGGCAGGGGCGCTTGAAACCATCGGACTGCTCTATGGACAGGGCTTCGCGCTCGGGCCTTTGCTCTATCCGCTGACTGCTGTTTCGCGACCATTTGCCGATGGGCTTTTGGCATCCGCTGACAAAGCGCTCGGCTTCAACTGGCTGGCGTTCGTCGAACCGTTCCAGCACCATCCGAACTGGCTTCTCCTTGCCCGAGGAATCTACTTCTCGTTCGCATGGCAGGGCGTGGTCGTCTTTGCCGTTCTATTCTTCAGCGGACGCGGAGAAAGGGCGTGGAGAGCGGTTCTTGCCGCCAATGCAGCCTTATTGGCAACGCTCCTGATCTATCCCCTGTTTCCGACTCAAGGCGCGTTCGCCCACTTCGGTTTTAGGCCGTCAGACTTCGGCGGCATCAACGCCGTCGCGTGGACCTATGGGCCAGCAATCGAGGCAATCCGCGACCACGGAACCAGACTGATCACGCCCAAGCTCATGGTGCCGTTCGTATCGTTCCCGAGCTATCATGCGGCGGCGGCTGTGATTCTCGCGTGGGCAGCATGGCCGACCGTGCTGCGGTGGCCGTTTGCTATCCTCAACGCGCTCATGGTTGCATCGGCTATCTTGATCGGCGGTCACTATGCCGTTGATCTGATTGCGGGTTGCGCCATCAGCATCCTGCTATGTCGTCAGATAGATCATCCTACCGTTGGACGAGTTGAGACCACTGTTGGGAGCGGGATCAACCGGCCCGTCAGAGAAGGTGTCTGAGAAGAAGCGGTCGGAAAGCGACCCGTTCGAGCCGGTTCCCGCCCATGTTCCAGAGCCCCCGTGAAGCATCAGCGCGTACCAATTGCCCGCTGTGATCGTGATTGGCGAAACGAGCGAGAAGCTATTCGAGCCCGTGTTTAGTGCGGTCTGATCCGAGCTCTTGCCGAGTAGGGCACCGCCGATAACCGTTGAACTTGTCGCCGCATAAACCGTCAGACGGAAGTTGACCCCCGTAAGATTGCTCGACGGTCCCTCGATGACGATGCTGTTTGCCGTCCCGCTGGTCGATGCCTGAGCTATAATCCCTTGTTGAACGTCGCCGGCGACAGCCGTGTATGTCGTTCTCGCGGCATTATTGCCGACAAGGAAAGTCCCAGCCGGAGGCGGTCCAGCGTTTCGCATCCGCAAGGCCATGATGGGCAGCATCAAGCTTCCTGGGCCACGGCGACGACATCAACCTTCGTGTCGTCGTTGTTCCAGATGCAGCCGAGATAGACCGTCTTATTGACTACGGTTGTCGTAGGAAGAGTGACCCCGATCGCCCGATATTGCGTGCCGTAGCTGATCGCTCTGGCGGTTCCGTTATCTTTGATGCGGATTGCCCAGCCCCACATTGAAACCGCCGTCCCCGACGGGTTGGCGAGCGTCAGGGCAGCGGCCTGTGCGGTGATCTTCACTCCATCATCGGAGAAGGTCGGAGTGACCGTGGAGGCGGACGAAACGGATTGAACCGATGGCGAGCGCGGCGCAGCCCCAACGGTCGAATAATCGACCGTGAGGGCGGCAGAGCCGTTGAACGTCGAGCCCGCCGCCGCTCCTCCCGACACGTTGAACGTAACCGCATTCGCCGTTGTGGCACCAGTGACTGAAATAGCGACATTCGAGGCCGCCGTGAGCCGCCCCTGCGCATCGACTGTGAACGATGCAACATGCGTTGCGTCGCCATAGGATCCCGCCGTGACAGCCGTGTTCTTGAGGTCCGCCGTAATAAGACCTGTTGCATCAACGTAGGTAAAATCGATGGTCGCGGTGTCGGTTAGAGAAGCGCCAATCACGTCCTGAATGCGCTCGGTTTCCGCAGTGATATTGATTCCGAGCGTCCGGTCAGCAGAAAGATCACCTCCGCCGGTCAGCGTCCCGTCTGTAAGGACTTGGCGACTCTCATCGACCTTGGCGAACAGAAGGCTCGGCAGTTGCTCGCGAACCATCCGAATGAATGCCTCAATATCCCTGACCGTGCGCGGATCCTTGACGAACGCGGCAATCTGTTCGCGCGTAATATTGAAGCTCGGAGTGACCGTGTCAGCCATTCAGCGGCTCTAGCTGCGCCTCTAGCCTTGAGAAGCTGACGCACGTTCCGGTGATCCCCCGGAACCTGAAGGCCCTCCACTGGCGAATGAAGCCGTTGCGCCGCCACGCCACTCTCAGGCCGCGCTGGCCCGTGTATCCCGATCTTGCCGCACGTTCCTGGCTGAACTCCTGCCCGTCATCGGTCCACGACATGAAGATGCGGGGCTCAACGCCGGGATCGGCGCGGCCGTAAAATCCCACCAACTCGAGGTCGTGACAGACAGCACCTTTGCCCTGCGAATAAACCAACTGGGCATCGAACTGCCACACCGACTTTTCTCCGAACTGGTTGTCGTGGAGGTCAGTGAGAACGCCTAGTTTCGAGGAAGTGAGATCGCCGCAATGCCACGACCCATAAGCAAGGGTGAAATTCCTCGCCCGATAGGGTGAAAGCCCGTCAGTCCCCGAGGCGAGGCGATACCAGCACGGAACCTCAAGCTCCTGCGAGGCAAGCTGGGAGTAAACCAAAGTCTGGTCTGGAAGGTGAAGGTATAGTTCCTTTGCTCCGGCCCCTTCGCGTGCCTCAAGAATGATGTCGGACAGATCCTCATCGGACAAAGCAGCCAGCAGCCGATCGATCTCACGAGTGGAGATGGGGGTGGCCTGCCCTTCTCCGAGGAGATAGACCTGGGGCTGCTCATTCCTTCCCGATCCAACCATCGCGTAGGTTTCGAGGAACCTGCACTTGGCATGTGTTCCGACCGCGCCCTTGTCGATTTGGGCGCCGCGGTTCCTTTCAAACGGAAAGCCGGTCGTCCCGGCGTTGAAAAAGACCTCGGTCGTGTTGCGGTTGAACACCAGCAGCTCACCGCGACGGGATCCCAAACCGAGGACCGGATCCGGGTCGGCTTCCGAGGAGCCGTATTTCAGGGGATCGACCGAAGTAGGGTCGTTCAGTTCGGTGATGACGATCGAGGTGCCGTCAGTGGTGATGAAGTAGCCGTCTTGCCAGACGACATCGATCACACTTCCCAAATCAACGTCCGTCACCTGAACGAAGCCGTGGGTTGTGTCGTAAAGGTAGAGATTGTTGTTTCTCGCCACGGCCAGGCGATCAAACGAGAAGGCCAGCGAGCCCTGTCCGCTCCCACCGACAGCCCCGATAACGTTAATCAGGCCCTCGCTGGACACGCTGATGAGCTTGGTCCCGGAAATACGATAGAGAAGGTCGTTCCAGACGATGCCGCCACCGTCCTTGCCGCTGCCGGTGGCAAATTCATCGATTCCAGGGGCGGAACGGAGGTATCCAGAGGAAATGCCCGTCGCTTCCGCGTTGGGAACTAGGTTCAGCGGGTATGAATGCTCGAAATCCGGCCCGCGCTGGCTGTACACGCCCGAAAGAATAGAGATTTGCACGGCTCAGCAGCCGTTGAAGAAGCGCCGGCCCAATGGGCGGTCGTTCCCGGCCCCCGTAGGGAGACGACACGGAAGCTGGTACTCGAACCGCCGCGCATATTTGCAGAACATCTCGGATCGGCTTTCCGCGGCCTGTTTCATCAGGCCCGGAGCTGGAGTTTTTCCGTAGTCGGGAGCCAGAATGACCGCGAGGTTGGACACGAACGCATCCACGTCCTCCTGTCTGATCCCCGCTACATCGGAGGGAAGCGAGGCAATGTTGGGCTGGATATAGCCGAAGTTTTCGAGTTTGCCCTGCCAGCGCGCGGCGAGGCTATCGAGCTGGCGAAGGGCGCTATTGTCCTCTTCGGCCTCGGTGTCGAAGACGTAATTGGCGATTCCAAGCTTGCCCAATGCCCGAATGACGATTGAGCCCTTGGTGATCGCTGATGCCGGATCGATCGCGTCCGCTTCATCGACAATCCTCAGGTTGATCGTCCTGGTGAAGCTCTGCTCTAGGGCGGTTGTGACGGCGAGGCTCAGAACCGCCGTTTCGTCGGCAGCTCCGCCGGAGACGATGACGTAGGCTGTGCGAGGATCAGGGGCAACCTCTTCCAGCGTCACCGTCCCCGACGTGCGGGTGAATGTCGCGGTGTCGATCGTGTCGGGGTAGATTTCCGACAGATCGTAGGAATAGAGCCGGGCGTCATCGGGAGATTTTGGCGTCCAGTCCATGTGGCGGACGATACGGGCTTACTGAAGCGAGACGGGCTTTTCTGAAGCTAGGTCGTGGTCGCCGTCATGGACGGGGCGGCTGTTCCATTGCTGGAGCTGGCCGGAGCGGGATCAACAGCGCCATCCGAATAGGTATCGCCGAAGAACCGGCCCGCATTTGCTGTGTTTTTGGCGCAGGACATCGAGCCGGACGGCAGAACACTGAGATAGTACCATTGACCAGAGGTGATGGTAACGGGGGCCAGCAAAGCAACCTTCTTGGTCTCAGAGACGCCTAATGAGCTTTGAACAGCCGTTTCTCCGAGCTTGGCACCACTAATCACGGTGGCGCTAGTGGCCGCATAAATCACTAGCCGATAGTTTACTGAGGACGACGCTGCCGAGCTTCCAAGGATCGTTAGATAATTTACCGTTCCTGAAGCCGATGCTTGGAAAGCGGTGCCCTGGTTGGTGTCTCCGCCAAGAGCCATGTTCCCATCGGTGGTCAGTGACCCGACAGTGATTGGAGTGGCAGCCACCGCGGGTCCGGAATTGCGGCAGAGATGCCCTGGGCCGCGACCGCCCCAATGGACGCTCATTAGATGCCCGAGCCAGGCGTGAAGTAAATCTTGCCCGTCGAGCCAGCCGCAATCGCCGCCGCGTAATCGGCATTGGAGGGCGTGGTGAACACCTCTGCCGCTCCTGGGCCGATGGGAATGCCCGCCGTGGTGGTCGCTGTTGCCGATCCGCTCCCGAAGGCGATCCAGACAGTCGCGGTGCCGTTGTTCATCACGCGCACCTGGTCGATGGGAGCCGCGCCGAATGAAACCGATTGGCTGGATGAGCTTACGTCAATGTTGACGGTGGCGCCGACTTTGGGTTCAAATGGATCGATCATGCCGCCGACGATACGCGCTTAAGCTGGCTCGACGGCCTTTTCTGAATCCCTGATCCTGTCGCTCAATCCGAGGAGAAACTTGTGGTAGTTTCCCGGATAGGCCTTGTCTTTCGAGTGGTGCGTGATGTCGAGGTCGGGGATCACCCAAATCTCCCCGCCCATCGCGTGCCACCGTCTCGAAAAAGCGTAGTCCTCGCCCCACCAGACGCCCTCGTGGGCGCCGTGGTTGAACAAGTCCACTGAGGGAGCATAGCGCGGCCCGAAACAGAGTTCGGGATATGCACCCATGAACCCGTCAATTGCGGTTGCCGTCACCTTGAGGAAGCCCGCCGGGATCCATTCGGCCTTAACGCAGCCATCATCCCTGACGATGGGCCTGCCCCGCTCATCCTCGGCTAAGCGGCCCATGTATTTCTCTTCGTCCATCTTGAAGCGATAGGCACCGGAAACAACCTCCCCAGGCGTCTCGATCAGCTTGACCAGAGCATCGGACGGGAACGATAGATCGTAATCGAGAAAGATGATGATGTCGGCCTTGGCGTCGAGAGCTTTCCTAAGCATCGTGGCGCGGGCTGACGAGATATACGGGCAGCCGACCTCGAACACCATCTTGTGGTCGTAACCAGCCGCGTCCAATGCAGGAACGGACGCCTCGATCGCTTTGACCAAGGCGTCCGTTGGTTTTTCAAGGCACGGGCAACAGAAAACAACCCGCACCCCGGAAGTATCTGGAGTCACGGAAGAACTAGCTTCCGTTCCAGAGGCCAAGAGCGGCGAGCGTATTCATAATTTCGATGAGCGCCGCCTTGGTATTGGTGTCCAGCGCCGTGGACGAGGCCGTGCCGACGTTTGAAGTCGCCTGGGCCGCGCCGGAGCGCCGAACGATTGGAGTCGTAAGACCGTAAAAGCCGATCTTGTCCGTCGAAGAGCGACCAAGAACAACGCCGTCGTCGTTGCCGGTGCCGAGATATTCGTTTGCCATTTCCTAGTTCCTTTCTCGGCTATCAGTTGTTGTGCAGGCGGCAAGCGAGCTGCGGGCGCAGCGTCTTGAACCCGTAGAAGACATCGAGACGACACGGTAGATTGTCGTTGTTGATGTCGTAATCGCGGACGATGCGGATCGAGATACCGTCCAGAACCTCGCGAGCGGAGAAGTCCACACCGCCCGGCATCACAAGGTCGGCAGTCGCGAACGCGAAGGCTTCCTTATGGTACAGCATGGAGGTGGTGACCGCCGTCGAGAGCGTGCCGAACCACGTCACCGCCTTCGACGCGCCGGCAGAAACGATCGTCACGTTCTGCGTCGGACCCGAGGTAACGGGAGGCTGCCCGACAACGATCGTGGTCGCGCCCGAAGAGAACGCGGTAGCGACAACGAACTGGTAGAGCACGCCCGTCGAGACCTTGGTCTCGGGATGAACCGCGAAGACACCGGCAATGGTGAACACGTCACCAACGTTACCCGCGCCCGAACCACCGGAGACGGTGATCGAGGTCGAGCCGGAAGTGATGCCGGTCGAGGTGTTGCAGACGTAGTTGGTGTCCTGTGCGCCGCGCGTGTGAGCCGCCCACATGGTGTTTTCCATGAAGTCGAACCCGGCGACACGGCCCATGTAGCCCTCTTTGTACTGCGTCGAGAGCTGGCCGCTGTCCTGGAACAGACCCTTGAGACCGTCCACCAGATCGACGCCTTCCTGCGTCGAGAGGTTGGCGGTGCGGTTGGCCAGGGGCGTGAGGCTGTCTTGCAGCTTCTTGCGTCCAGCCAGAACCTTGGCTAGCGTCAGAGCAGAGCCGCCGTTCCAGACCGACTGGCCAACGTCCTTGTACATGGACATTGCGTCCGCCTCGATGTTGGCGGCAAGCACGCTCATTGCCGGATCGAGAATACGGCTGGAGAAGTCGTCGATCGAAAGCGTCAGTTCGGCGGAGGTGAAGTTCAGATCGACACCCTTCTGGGTCGCGAGCTGGAGCGTAACGCTCGATTCCGTGATGTCCTGAACGTCCAGCGTCTTGCCCGTGCGGACAGTGTACTGGTTGGGCAGGCGGATCTTCAGACTGTCGCCGATCTTCGCGCCGGATTTGGCGAATGAATCGTCATACTGCCGCTCGATCGTGCCGACGAAGTTGAGCTTCTGGTGAAGTACGCGCAGCGCCTCGCGGGTCACTGCCGTTGGGGTGAGAATGGTGTTCGACATCGCAAAAAGTTTCCATCAAAGGGACGCGACGCCTCACGGCGTGGCATCGGGTTGAGCCATCAGCGCTTGTTGCGAATCTGCTCGTTGCGGCGGCGCACCCACTCTTCGGTCGAAATCCGGTCGGACAATCCCTGCTTGGTGATCTGCCCGGCGCCTGAAACCTTGCTCTCCGGTTGGGTTGCCGGCTTCCTGCGCTCCATCTTCGTCTGCCCTTCAAGTCGTGCTGCCGCGAAAGCAAATTCGATCGGGTCTGCGATCGAGGCGAGCTGCCGGAGTTTTTCTGGGTGCTTGCCCAAGGCATAGACGAGCTGTGCCTTGTTCTCCGCCCCGTGGATGAGGATCGCCTGCTGTGCCTGGTTCAATGCCCCAAGCACTTCGGCCTCGGCGGTATCGAAATCCTTGACGCCCAGCGATTGCTTCTGAGTGCCGTAGGCTTCGACCTTGGCCTGATACCTCGTCCGGGCTTCCTCTTCGGCCTTTTGAGCCTCAGATTTCGCGGCCTCCGCTTTCGATTTGCGGTCAACCCAGGCGTTGAACTCCTGTTCGAACCGCTCCTCGTCATATTCGCAACTTTCGAGCGTCGGCTTGTTGCCAACCTCTGGAATGTCTGCCGGCTTGGCCTTTTTCGCTTCGGCCAGCTCGCGCTCCAGCTCTCGGTTGCGCTTGCGAAGGTCGCGCACCCATTCCGGTGCTTCCTCTGAGGCTGGCGCTGCCTCGTCGCCGAACGAAACAATGACTTCTTCGTCATCTGCCGGGGGCTGAACTTCGGTCTCTTCGCTTTCCTCGGGAACCTGAAGTTCCTCGGTCAGCTCAAGTACCTCTTCCTCGCCTTCCGGCTGTTCGTCCGGTTCGTCTGCCATTCAAAGACCCTTCTCACCGTTGCGGCTGGTGGCTGCCGATGCGGGGAGGATATGCGGGATTTTGAAGGGGTCGGTCTTTTCTGAAACGGGCTATTGACGCGGCGCGCCCGTCTTGTGCGCCTTGATGCGGTTGGTCTCCGCATTGGTCGCCTCGATTGCCAGTTCCTGCGGCAAATGCGCGGTCTTGGTTTCGAGATTGGTGGCTGTGGCGAGGTCTTTCCTGATCTGGACAGCCTTGTGAACAGCCTCCAGCCCATCGGGCACCGCTGGAGCCTCTGACGGGCCGCCAAGCGTGACTGCCTGGGCATGTTTGAGCACGGCGTCGGCGGTTTTCTGGATCGCAGCGGCGTGGGATTCCTCAACCTTCGCGGCAATGAGCTGCTGGCCCGGATCGGGCTGCTGCGCCTGAGCTTCCTTGGCCAGTTCCTGCTTCTCATCATCGGTCGGCTGGAGAATGCCCAGCCTGATACCGCGCATCCGGACCCATTTCTTGAGGTCGTTGATGCCTTCGCCGTCCATTTCCGCGAGAGCTGCCGTAATGCAAGCTGCGGCCAGTTCCTGATCGTTGGCTGAGCCAGCGGCTTCCGCCATGCCGACAAGCGAACGAACCGTTGCGTCACGGCGGGTGCGTGAGGATGGCCCGACATCAACGATGCAGCGATATTTGCCGTCGAACACGTTGCTCGCGATCTGGCTGCCGTCCTTGGCGATCGCCGGTTCGCCGATGGTGATGTAGGTATCGCCGCCCTTCTCGTCGATGGCGCGCATCTTGCGACCCTCTTCGACGTAAAGCTCAGCGGCCATGCCCTTCCACACCGTACCGCAGCGCCGAACCGCTGTCCCGAAATTGTCGGTGTAGATGAACGTTTTGGCATCGACCCGCTGGTGCACAAGCTCGATAGCCTGGGCGGAGGTGTTGGCCGGAACATCGTCGGCCTGTTCCGAGCTGCCGGTGATGTCGGCAATGTCCTGTCCGGATAGCTGGATCAGGGCTGCAAGGGCGGCGGGAACCTGTGTCGGCTCAACCTTGCCCACTGCCCCGTGCTGGACAACGCTGCCGTCCTCGTTCCTGAGAGCGCGAGCCAGCGCATAGGGGTGGCGCTTGATATTGCCCTCGGCCCACATGCCCTCAAGCCCAGCAACCTGTTCGGGGTCGAAGATGGGCTTCTCGAACGGCGAAATTGCCGCGATCTCGGCGAGCTGCGACACCTGGGCATTGTAAATCCGCTGCGGGTCCTTGGCTTTGCGCACATGACCGGCGCAGCGCTCGATGTTCTCCACCACCCAGCGCTTGGCGTAGAAGGTGATGACCGGGATATTCGGGCCTGCGATTTGCCCTTCCTCAAGCACCTCGCAGCCGGACAGCGTGTATTTGGTGACGACCGGCTTTTTCGCCTTGCGGGTGCGGCTGATCGTCCAGCCCTTGGAACCAAGGTCGGTCAGTTCTTCGCCATCAGGGTCGTACAGGACCTTCTCGTCCTCGATCACCGGATGGGTGAGCGTGACCTTCTCGGTTTTCTTGTCCTCGATCTCGTAATATTCGCCGAGATAGACCTCCTCCAGCGAGTGCCAGTTGAACACATGACTGGGCCAGCGGGCAAAGTCGCTGCTCGCCTTGTCGCCGTACTGCTCTTCAAAGGCCTCCTTGGAGATCGGCGTGAGGACGATGCACCATCTGGCGTCGGCCTTGTCCTGCCGCTTGGCCTCGGGATCCCAGAACACGCGCTGGTCGGCGTCGGTGATCGGTTCAAACGCTATCCGCTGGTGGTCGTTGTCGGGATCGGACTCGTCCTCGTAACAGGCCCTCAGCCGCCACGCGCCCATGCCCCCGCCAACGCCTTCCTCGAACGCATTGTCCTGCGCTTCCTGCCCGCAATCCTCGAAATCCGCACGATACAGGCCGTCCAGAGCGTCGGCGGTCTCGTCGTCGCCATTCTCGTCATCGGGGCGGAAATCGACGCTGATCCGGTTGTTGCGATATTCCGAGAAGATGCGCACCAGCTCCTTGCTGGTCTTGTCCACTTCCATGCGGGGAGCGTTCTGGAACTGCGCGGTCCATTCGTCATTCCACTGAGCGCCGCGAATGGTGCAGAAGCGGCGATCGTCAAGGCATTCCTCGCGCTCGTCCTTCTGGACAAGCCACACCGCGTCCATGCGCTTCATCGCGCGAGCGTGAACGTCCTCCAGGCGCTTAGTCATCTGAAAGGTCCGCGTCGGCGGCGAAGCATTGCAGCTTGGCCGTCTCGAATATGCCCATCAGCTCGTAGCCGCTGGGCGCTTCGCCCCACGAATGGATCGCAAGCCCGTTCTCACTGGCGACGAGCGTCACGATCATTAGAGCGTTGCCGAACTCGCCTGAATCGATGCGCCGGCCCAACTCGCGCGCCATGGCGCCCATGTCCATCAAGTTGCCAATGGGAAGCTGGCTTACGTTGTTGTTATCGACGGCAAGGTGCAGCTCGGCCATTGCCAAGCGATACCGCCGCTCGCCTCACTCCAGAGATTTTCTGAACGGTATGCGGAACCTCTCACCTGATCAGGCATTTACGCACCGAGGGCTAAGCGGGGCGACAATTTCGCTTGCCCTCGGCGGTGAGATGCAAGCCGTCACGGCACCAGCGCCGATTGAGAGAGACGCGATGGTTGCTCGGTACCCAGCCCCGGCGAGTAGGCCACTCCGATCAGCTACCCCCCCCGCTCTCGGATTAAGGCATGAAAGCCGGGGCTATCTAACCCGCGCTTGATACAATACTTGCGCGACATAGGGATCGGCTTTTCACGGCAAACCGAATATGAGCGCCAAGCCAAGGATTATACTGCTGAAAACGCCTGGCACGCCAATAATGACGTAAAGTATCGCTGTGTCCCCTTGCCCCCGCTCGGCGAGCGCAACTGCACGATACAGGCACGCCGTGAACAGCGAGATTACGAACGCCGCGAGCAAGATCTTGCCGCCCTGCGCAAATTCAGCGCCCACACTCACCTCCTGTTGAACCCCGTAGCCAATGACGGGATAGGCTTCACGATCACCTTGCGGTCATTCTTCAGCGCCCGCCTCGCCCCCTCGACCGCATAGCGCAGCGCGTCGATCATGTGGTTATCCTTGTCCTCAAGCACGGACGTGACCTGTCCGGTGAGGCTGTCCACCTTGTAGCTGTAGTGGGTCAGCTCATCGATGAGATGCTGGCAGCGTGGGTGGACGACCAGATCATAGCTCTTCAGGAACTCCACGCCCTCCTCGATCGAACGTGAACCCTTGATAGCCGATTGAATGCGCGGAAAGCCGTGATTGCGCAGATGGCTAATCGTCTCAGGCCGTGAGCTGTCGGCGGTCATCCAGTATTTCTCAGCATCTGGAATGCCCATGAACAACGTGGGCAGGCTGACGATCTCCACGCCGACGCCCCATGCCTCATGATCGATGAACAGCTGCGTCCCATCGATCCAGCACCGCACGGCACATGACGGGTCAATGCTGAAGCCAAAGTCTGCGCCGAGCCGGTATTCGACATTGGCCGGGCTATCGAACGTCTCCACGCGCCAGTTCTTGAATACCCTGGCTTCGGAATTGGCGCGATACTTTCCGAGCCAAACATGGTTGTACTTGTCGATGTCGCGGGTCCGTGTGAACTCCATCTCAACCCGGAGTTCTTCAGGAAACCATGGATTGTCCGGGTAATTGACCTCGCGCACGATGCTGTTGGGAGGCGGCCCGTGTTCACCGCGAAACATCACGTCCACCGGATCAGTGGGCAGGTCCGGGTTCCAGGTCCAGATAAGCCGCGACTTTGGCCCGCGAATGGTCGGAACAATCGTGTCGATGCTGCCTTGGCTGAACGCTTGCGCCTCATCTCCCCAGAAGGTCGTCACACCCTCGATCGACTTCACGCCCGCCGCGTTGCCCTTCAGGCCGGTGAAAATGAACAGGCCATCGTTCGGCCCGCGTATCTCCGTCTCCGTGCTGGTGAATATCGACCTTAGTCCTAGCCGGTCGATTTCGTCATCCAGCACGCGCTTGGAAGAATCTTTGATCGATCGCTGCGTTTCACGGCCGCATAGCACGCGCTCATGGTGCTCCATTGACTGAACGAGTAGGCCGGTCGCTACCGTTCGCGTCTTTCCCGGTCCGCGGCCTCCGTACCATGCCAAATGGCGGAACGGCAGCCACAAGTCGCCGGCATACTCGGGTAGATCAATCTGCCCTGGACTCATTCGTCCGCACCAAGTTCACCGTCCAGCTCTGCGGAAGTGGGTTGTCAGGATCGGATCCGACCAACGACTTCTCTTTCCAGTCGTCGGCGGCCATGTTCTTCAAGCCCAGTGCTATGGCGCCTTGGCAACCCTCGCCAGTGATTGCCAGCTTGCGATTGGCCTTCTCCCACCATGCGGCGCATTTGGCTTTCGCGCGCGCGCATGCTTGGGAAAAATCGGGATGCTCCTTCATCCATTCGTTGATTGTCGAACGGCACACGCCAATCTCAGCAGCGAACGATGTTAAGCTGGCTCCCTCGGCAAGATGCTGGATAACCTCGTTGCAATAGGTTTCGCGGTACTTGGACGGGCGGCCAACGCTTGCCACTCACGCAGCCTTTCGCTCTGGATAGTCTATTCTCACGATATCGCCCCAATGCGTCTCCCTACTTCCGTCAGGCTTAATGACGCTGTATAGGCCGCTTACCGATTTGAGCTTCGGGAACGGCTGGCGAAACTCGACGAGCACTCAGGCAGCCTTTCCAGTATCGGCCACATAGCCAGCGGCCCTCAGTGCCTCCAATAGCTTGGCAGATCCTTCCCGTGCATCTTTCTGACGCCGTGCATCGGAGATGGCTGCGGGCTCGTCGCGGTCCTGCGGCTCCCTTGCCCGGTAATAGCGATCCTTCACGCTGTCCCGGCTGCGGTAAGCGAGCAGAGCGTGCGTCTGGTCCAAGTCTAAACCCTTGGCGACAGCATCCTGGATAATCTGAAGCTCATTCGGCTGCCACCTTGCGACGACACGGCTTACAGCGGTGAATTGCGCTGTTACCGATCCGTGAGATTTTGTTACCCTCCCCATCATCATCCTCCCCGCCCATCAGTTTGAACGCAGTCTCCAACACAAACGCGAACTCGTGGCGATTCAGCCGCTTGTTCACCGAACAATCCCCGCCATAATCAGAGCAACCGCAACGTAAATTCCGCCGGCAACTACGCCGAAGGTGAAATTGGCGATTCCCCAGAGGTAGTTCACGCCGAGCGACTTGAAGATCCGAGACGCCATTACCTTCCTCCGGTGGGTGAGATGCTGAGCGGATTGCGCTTGAGCCCGAACTCACTGAGGATCTTCCGCGCCTCTTCTTGTGTGCAGTAGTTTTCCTCTGGAGGCGGCAGGTAGTAACCTACCCCTCCGGTGCTCCGCTTGGGCTCTCGCCAGTTCATCATCTGCTCAGTCTCGGCAATAATCGTCGGCACGATCTTGCAGGGGTGATCGCATTTCTTGCGGGCTGCGCTGGC